TTTTTTTTTATTATTATTTATTTTCTCTCCAATTAGTAGGCACAATGAGGTTTATAATATCCCTACTTCTTTGATAATAAGAATCAGTTTTTAGCTGTCCCAAAAAATTGTTCACGACGAGGGAAGAAGTACGCGCGAATTGCAGCGCGTGACTTCATCGTGATGGACGCTTCTCGAGATATTCCATTTCGAGCAAATATCTTGGCGGTATCTGGACAATCCCCATACTCAGCCACCAAATCAGCCCATGCACTAGGTAATTGGTGCTCAAGCGCAAAATACGAATCTATCAAAAACCTCAGATACGCATAAGCAGTGGGATTCGTACCCGCCGTGTCCATCATAAGACCGATCCACCTTCCAATCCAAACATTGGGGCCAGCATCCTGATGAGCCGTGGTCATGCTCTTTGTGTAATAATCTCGAGTCTCACGAAAAGGCATCGCAAAGAAGGTTCCATCATGGCGAGGATGACGGATGAAATGTCGTTTAAGATAAACAGGGCCTTTCTTAACAACTTGAGTGGAGATGGGAAGATCTTGACCTCCAATATGAACAACGAAAGTCTTAATCTCAGAAAAAAAATTCTCTCGAACAAAAGTTTCTTTAAGCTTCATCCTCATTCCCCATGCACGTGCAAAGAACTGCTGCATCATTCCAAACTCCCAAGTCCGTTCTTGATATTCAGGATTAGGAATCATCCTCCCTCCAAAATCGATCTCCTTCGGGACATCATCTCCCGAAGCTTCAATACGCTTGGTCATAAAGTCAATCACATCTTTATGAGCCGAGATCAAAATATTGTCTCCATAGACTAAAACATTCCAACCATGTGATTGAAGCTTCGCCTCGATGTCCGATCGCCCTGCAAGCCTCGCCATCCGAATAAGGTGAAAACGAAACGTGCGTATGACTGTACTCACATACGCAGTATCACCCCACGATGTTCCAAACAACCCAGAGAACATAACCCCAACAACCATCCGGAACGACTCCCCTGTCCACTTCACCAGAGTGCACGCGATCTCATTCGCAGACCACGTCATCATAGCACGAAGAATCCGATAAGCCTTAGGATCTGAATTCGGGAAAAACATTATCGGCAAAGAAAAAAGCGCAGTAAGCAAACCAGGAAGAAGAGATTGATCAAGTTTTTCTATATCAGACTCAAAAAATTTCATGTCAGGATCATAGGCATGCATTTTTTGAGCAACTCTCTCTGCTCCCCCTCCACCCCACTTATGGCCAATGCCAGAATTTCCATGATTTTGAAATTTTGGGAAAATTTCAGAATAACACATCTTGTCAACCAACAATTTGATTAAACACAAAATGAAGAAAATTCTTGTTTTTGATTCATCGCCTCCGGCTTCTCGGACCTCTGCCTTAGCGGACATTTTTGCACAGAGAATCGGAAACCACTTCCTATCAAAGCCAACTTGATCTGACGCATCACGGATATTTTGGGCGATGAGCTGAACCTGACGACAAGCGTAAGACCACGCAAGTGCCTGAGGCCCAGTATTTGAATATTTTATGACAAGATCTGCCACTCTCTCCATCTCAACCTGAACATTGAAGTAACCCGCAGATTTTTCCGAAGTTTTATCAACATACCCTTCAGCATGCCGAAAATCAAAAACCGGAACCTCAAGTTTTCCGGGCTGAGCCTCAGAAAACTCCTGAA